CGTCGACCCCAACCCCAACCCCCTGACTACGCTCACCCCATGCCCGACGGACGCCGAGGAGTCCCCCCCACCCTCGACCGAATCATCCGCACCCGCAAAGACGGCACCCCCGTCACCGCCGCCGACCACATCCTCGACCGCATCCGCCTCGGCGCAGACTTCGACGACGCCACCGCAGGCGCAGACATCACCCGACAAACACTCTGGAACTGGCGACGAGCAGGCGGCAACGCCCGCGCCAAACAAGCCAACGGTCACGACCTCGACGAACGAGAACAGCGGTACGCAGATTTTCTTGACGCTCTTGAAACAGCAGAGGCCGAGGTCGAAGCCTCACGACTGTTCGTCGTCACCCGTGCTGGCGAGGGCGGCGCGGTCGTCACGAAGCGAGCGGTGCGCCGGAAGCTCGACACGTCCGTCACCCCACATCGCCTCATCGTCGTCGAGGAGTTGGAGCGCACCGAGACGCTGGCCCCGCAGTGGCAGGCGGCCGCGTGGTTCCTTGAGCGCAGGTTCCCCGAGAAGTACCGGCGCCGGTACGAGTTGGACGCGTCGTCGACGCCGACCGTGTCGGCCGAGGAGCGGGCACGTGACCTGGCGGACTCGTTGCGCGCGTACATGCAAGGGATCGCTGACGCGGAGGACGCGGCCGAGGTGAAGGCGAAGGCGAACGGCAGCGGACGGAACGGCCACCGATGACCGACGTGTTCAGGGAGTGCAAGCACTGCGGGCTGATGCTGTACGCGATCGCGGTGGAGGACTCGACCGACGACCCGGCGACGTGGCGGTGGGTGTGCCCCGAGTGCGACGGGTACGACATCGGCCCTGACGGAGCGGTGGTCGCGAGGTGATGCAGTGCCGCCTCGACGATGACGCCGAGGCGATCGTCAAGCAGTTCGCCGCGGACCACGACGTCTCCTACGCGCAGGCCGCGTCGCACATCGTCTGCGACTGGCAGGCGACGTTCGAGCCCGACGAGGACGACGACCCCGAGCCCACGCACGCTCGCCCGTCCGTCGCCACGGTCGTGACCAGCCGTCGTTCGTTGCGGGTTCGGGGGAGCCGGTGACGGGCGGCGGCTGGCTGCGCAAGGCCGGGGACCTCCACCTGGGGGTCGAGGAAGCCGCCCAGGTGACCCCAGGGGGGCCGGAACCCCAGGGGGTAGGGGTTGGGGGTGTGGGACTCTACGGCGCCCCAGGCGGCGCCCTGGGCCCGCCCCACCCCGCCCAATGGGAAGACCCCCTGAACCCCTGGCGCAGAACCCTCCGCTCGACGGAGTGGGACGGCCCAGCACCCCACGTCGGGGACCTCATGCTCCTCGGGGACCTCGCCGTCATCCGCCAGGTCTCGCGAGGCGCGGGCCCTGGACAGTGGCGACTCGACGTCGAGATCGTCGACGGTGGCGTGCAGCCGCTGCAGCACCTGATGACCAGCACCGTGTGGCAGTGGCGCGTCCCCGACTGATCGTCCCCGCCCCCGTCGAGGACGGGCCCGCCGACCTCGCTCAACTCGCGCTGGCCCTGAAAGACCGCGTCGAAATACTCGAGGGCTGGTCCGCGCAGTTGGCCCGCGCCGACGCGCAGACCGTCGAGGGTGTGATGGCCGACGCCTACTCGGTCGGCTGGCGCTCCGACCCCGCGCTCATGGCCCACCACCTCACGGGCGGCGAGTACAAACTCTGGCCCTACGTCCTCTATCTCGCGGCGAAGATGCGCGAGGCCGTCGAGGGCAAAGGCGCACGGCTGATCGTCAACATGCCCGCACGCTTCGGCAAGTCGCTGCTGTTCGGCGGATGGGGACTCGTCTGGCTCTTCGACCGCCACCCCCAGGCACGCGTCATCATCGCCTCGTACGGCGACGACCTCGCCAACGAGGATGCGATCTTCGTGCGAGACAAACTCCGCGAGCATCGACACGAACTGCGCACGCAGCTGCGCGTCGACCGTCAACGAATGGACCGCTTCGTCACCCAGCACGGCGGTGGCCTCCTCGCCGCGGGCATCAACTCTGCGATCACCGGGTTCGGGTGCGGGCAGGGCGGCGGACTCCTCATCGACGACCCGTTCAAGGGATGGCAGGACGCGCACTCAGCGAACGGTCGTGACCACGTGTGGAACCAGTACCGCTCGGTGCTGCGCCGCCGCCTCGACGACCCCGACGCGTGGATCATCGTCGTGCACACCCGCTGGCACGAGGACGACCTGACAGGCCGACTCGTCAAACAGTCCGAAGACGAGACCGGCATGGCATGGGACCTGGTGCGTATCCCCGCGCTGGCCGAGGCGAACGACCCGCTGGGCCGCGAGCCAGGCGACGTCATCGAGGAGGAACGTTTCCCTAAGCACATCGTCCTCGACGCGCACCGGGAGATGGGCTCCTACCTCGTGTCCGCGATGGAGCAGCAGAAGCCCGCACCCGAGGAGGGCACCGAACTCAAGCGTGCATGGTGGCGCATCGAGGAGGTCGTGCCCGAGAAGTTCGACGACGCGCTCACGTCGTGGGATATGAAGCTGAAGGACAAGGAAGCAGGCGACTGGTGCGTCGGTGAGGTGTGGGCGCGGGTCGGCTCGCACTACTGGTTCCTCGACGCGATCGCCGGTCAGTGGAATCAGGTCGAGACCCGCGTCGCGATGTGCCTGATGAAGGTTCGCTACCCGTGGATCGACAAGCACGTGTACGAGAACGCGGGCTACGGGCCCGAGGTCGCGACCGAACTGCGCCGTCCGCAACCGGGATGGAAACTGTCGACCGACCTGGCGTCGAAGTTGGGTGTCACCGACGAGGAGCGCCCGCTCGTCGAGAAGATGATGCGACGCGGCCTGTCGGGTCTCCTGAAGGAAACACCGAAGGGATCGAAGTCGGTGCGGATGCGCGCGTACTCGGGCCGCATCGAGGCGGGTGACGTCCACATCGACGGGCGCCGCGCGTGGGTGCCCCACTTCCTCGACGAGGCGTCGTCGTTCCCGAACGGCGCGCACGACGACTGGATCGACGCGTGCAGTCAGGCGCTCAAGCGGTTGGCGAACTCCCCGGCATCGGTGTCAGCACCGAAGGGCTCGATGCCGAGGAGCGCGACCTCTACTGCCAAGGGCCGAGCCCTGACCTCGCGTAGATCGCTCGTGCGAGGCGCACGTCGCCCAGGCAGTCCGGGCCTGCAACCTCGGCCCAGGTGACCGGAGGCTCAAGCGTCGACGCCAGCCCGGACCATCCGCTCAACGTCTGGAACAGACCCGCTGCACTCGACCGTGGGTTGTCCGCGGCGCAGGCCGGATCGTACGGCACGGGTGTGCCCCCCTTGCCCAGCCCGCTCTCACGTTTCGCGATGCGGAGCATGTGGTTGATGACCGTCTCGCTCGTGTCGCGGAAGTAGTAGCGGATCAACACGTCGGGCGGCGCGGTGCGCAGCACATAGTTGACGACGGAAGGATCGACGACCGGCGCGAAGGGGACAGGCGCCGGTGCCGCCGATGGTGGTGGTGTGGCAGTGACCTCCTCGTGCGGCGGGAGGGTGAACTCACCGAAGAGGATCTGTACGCGCGCGTTCGCCGGTTCTACTGCATCAGCAGCAGCACCGCTCGACGGAGCCACGAGGCTCGCCACGAACACGCACGCCACGAGGGCGCATCGGTTCATAGGGTCAATGACCTTACCCACCTACGGCACAGCGGTAGCGTGTGCGTGTGAACAGCACGACAGTGGTGACGACGACGAGCCTCGAAGTCGCACGAGAGGCTGCCATCTCCTACCGGATGCTCGACTATCTCGTGCGCACCGGGATCGTCACACCGACAGTCGAAGCACGAGGCCCAGGCACCCAGCGCGGGTTCACCCCCGAAGAGGTCGCCCTCGTGATCGTGATCGCCCGCATCATGCGAGCGTGCAGTGGGGGATGGCGCCCGATCGTCGAGCAGGCCGTCGAGCAGCTGCGTCCTCTGCCGCTCACGTGGTGGCCCGAGACGCTGACGATCACCGTCACCGACGACGTGACCCTCACAGTGAAGTGCCGTGGATAACCCTGTCGGTGACGCCCTCCTCCGTCTGCATGACATCGATACGACGGGAGTCGTGTGGTTCACCAACGAGGAGGAGGTCGTCCTCGACGACGGCGAGACGCGCATCGTGATCCCGAAAGGGGCGCTCATGTCAGCGAACACGGGCAGCCTCGACCTCGGCATCATCCGTGCTGACGAGGACGCCTAGGCTGCGCGCTGTGGCCCGAGCCCTGTCGATCGTCGATGCAGTCGTCACGCAACCCGACGGCTCCGTCCTCGACAACGTGGTGGTCACCACGAAGCGCATGACGTTCCTCGCTCGCAAGGGACGCGGTCGCACCGCCCAGACTGTGGTGCTCGAGGAGAACGTGTCGGCTGTCCGCTACATCAGTCAGCAACGGTGGGAAGTCGACACGGCGCACGGCACGTACCAGGTATTCGACCGCGGCTGCGGCTGCTCATAGAAGGGACACGACATGTCAGACATGGAGAAAGCGGTGGCCGGTGGTGCTGAGCACATCGCGAAGCAGCAGGCCGAGTACGCGGCGGAGCAGGCCAACGAGGCCGCACGCGTCGCGGGTCTCCCGAAGGCCGAGTTGCCTGTCGGCACGTACGCGACGAAGGACGAGGCGACCGCCTATCTGCGCGAAGCAGAGGCGGCGGGGAAGTACCCGCAGCCGATCGACGACGGCACCGGCAATGGTGACCTGACGATCGAGGTGCCCTCCGCGTACCACGGGTACGACACGGTGTGGATCACGAGCGTGTCGGACTCCCCGGACCCGAACTTCCCTGACGAGCACTGACCATCGCGAGGGCTCGCACGTAGTGGCCTATGCCAGTACGGTGCGCGGCATGACAGTGAAACCGAACGAGAGGCTGATCGGTCGCGGCATCACCGGCAGACGACGGTCGATGTGGGCGGATGCGGTGGAGTGCGGCGTCGGTGGCTGCACTCGACCGCTGGGCCACTACGGGATGCACGCCGACTACTACCGGCCGCGTGACCCTGGAAGGCGCGAGGGCGGCGGCATGGTCGGTGCCGTCCTGCTCCTCCTGCTCGTCGTGGTGGTCATCATCGGCGGTCTCGCTATCGCGTTGGACCACGAGAAGGCAGACGACCGCGTGCGCCACGAGTACCGGGGGGTCACCTGGCTGGGCGACGACTGCCGTGTGCTCGACGGCGGCGTGCTCGTCTGCCTCGTGAGGCCGGAGGCGTGATGACTGATGTCCGCAAGGTGTACCCGCGCGTGCCACTAGAAGCGGAAAGCGACCTAGAGCCGCGACGCTGGTGGATTCAGACTCCTACCCGTCCCGGCGACCTCATGGGCTCATTCACGGACGCCGAGTTCGCTGCGGCGTTCGTCGACGCGGCGCTCGTCGACGACATCATCAGCGCCGCGCGGGACGTGTACGACGCCTACGAGGGTGACGACGAGCGCACTGGAACCATCGACGCGCTCATCGGTGCCCTGGCGGCGTTCGATGCTGCCGTACAGACGGAGACGTCCAACGGCTTCGCTATCGAGGACGCGTGCGATGCCGACGACTAGTGCCGTACAGACGGAGACGTGATGGGCTACCGATGCGAGACGTTCGTCTGCCGCGCTGCCGGGTTCATTGAGCAGCGCGACGCGGCCCGAGCGGACGCCGACCGGCTCGCCGCCGCCGCTCGGGACTTGATCGCGCAGAAGCGGCACAACATCTCTCGGGATCGACTCCGCGCCGCTCTCGCCGCGCATGACGCCCTGACCGCCGAAGGGGGAGACGTGAACGTGCCCGACGAAGCATTCACCATTGGTGTGGCGCAAGGGTTGAAGGCTGAGCGTGCCCGGATCGTGGAAGCACTCGCAGAAATCCACGTCGGACATCCATATCGGATGTGTCGGGGATGCGGGCTGTTCTGTGATCCCGATGGCGACTGCCCGACGATGCGCATCGCAAAGGGGAAGACATGAGCGACTACGTAGACATCCGCGACCAGCAGATCATGAGGCTTTGCGCCGAGCGTGACGCCGCGGAGGCCCGTATCGCCGCCGCGCTCGCCTGCCACACGCAGGGGCTCGCGCTCACGTCGTGCAAGTGCGGAATGTTGTGGGATACCGACCGTGACCGTTGCACGTCCCCGACTGTCGCCGCCCTGACCGCCGAGGGGAAGACGCCGTGAGGACGTTGTGCATCGTGCAGACACGAGCGGGCCGCCAGGGGGAACGGTGCATCGTGTGCGGCGAGGTCGACCCGCCCTCGACCAGGTTCACCCGTGGGCACGTCGTACACGTCTGGTCGGATGGTCGGCTGACGCACATCGGGTGCGAGCGGTGAGCACCGAGACCGAGGTCCTCGTCGACGCGCTCGCTGTCGCACGGCTCTCCCGCCTCGTGACGAAGGACATCATCACGGTCGGCCCACGCGACGCGATCATCCGCTGGGCCTACCGGCGTGACGGGCGCGGCGACCTCCTCGACGGGGACGACCCGTGGCCCGCACCTCCACCCGCCGACGTTGTGCGCACCGACGCGCAGCCACCGAAGATCGCTCGGCTCATCACCTGCCCGTGGTGTGCGGGGGTATGGATCGCGGGCGGTGTCGTGGCCATGCGAGTCTTCACACCTCGCGCATGGGCACGCGCCGCTCGCGTCCTCGCGATGTCAGAGGTGGCTGGGCTCCTGGCCGTTCACGAGTAGTCCACCCGGCGACCGGGTAGTGTCCGCCTCGTGGAGCACTCAGATCATCACCCGTTCGAGATCCACAACCACTACCACTTCCACGAGTCGCCCGGCGCGGGCCTGGTGGAAGAGGTGCGAGCGTTGCGTGAGACGGTCGACTCTCGACTTGGCGCACTGACGCTCGGCACCTACTCGCTCGCGCAATCCGTCAACACGTTGGAGGACACAGTGGCAACCGACCTGACCGCACTTACCACCGAAGTTTCAGAGAACGGCGATGTGATCGCCAGCGCCGTGTCGGTGCTCGGCTCGCTCGCTCAGCAGATCCGTGACCTGTCGACGGACCCGGCCGCGCTCCAGGCGCTTGCCGACACGCTCGACCAGAACACGAACGCCCTCGCGACTGCCATCGCGGACACGAGCGGCGGCACGACCCCGACCCCGTAACACGTTGACGCGCGCCATCCCGTCTACGCTGCGGCGGGATGGCCTCGCGTCAGCACGAAACACCGCGGGCGGTTCGGACCCGAGCGTTCATCGCGTCGGCAACGAAGATCGACCTGGCGCAACGCAAGATCGCAGCGAAGCAGGGGGCGCACCCGCAGGCGTGGCAGTCCGATGCGTGGGAAGTCTTCGACGACGTCCCCGAGGTGAAGGAAGCCATCTGGTACCTCGGCAACCAGATCGCGAAGCTGCGACTGTTCCCCGGCACGATCGTCGAGGGCACGGTCGTCTCAGCGTTCGACGAGAACAGCGGCATCCCGACCAACGTTGCGCAGGTCGCGGCTGACGAGTTGGCCCGCCTGAAGTCGGCGCGTGGCGGGCAGGCCGACATCCTCCGCAAGTTGGAGATGAACCTCGAAGTCGTCGGTGAGTGCTACATCGTCGGGTGGGCCCCGCGTACCATCGAGACGACCGACGACAAGGGGAACACCCAGACCGTCGAGGTGCCCGAGGACTGGCAGGTCCGCTCGACCGACGAGGTGGAGAACAAGGCGGGCACCTACGTCATCAAGGACGACCCGAACGATTCGAGCGGCAAGGGCATAGAGGTCGACGCCGAGTCGGACACGATCATCCGCGTGTGGCTCGAACATCCCCGCTACCAGATGCTGGCCGACTCGCTGCTCCGCGCGCTGATCGTCGACGGGCGCACCGCGTCCGCGTTGAGCCAGCAGGTGTACGCCGAAGCCCTGTCACGCCACGGCGCGGGCATGCTGCTCATGCCGATCGAAGCGTCGTTCGGTCCTGACAACGAGACCGAGGACGAGGGCGGCGACGAGGAGAAGCGTGACGTCTTCCTCGAAGAGTTCGAGGCGTCGATCATCGACCCGATCACGGACAACACCTCGAGTGCGCAGGTCCAGCCGATGGTCGTGCGGATGATGGCCGAGTTGATCGACAGGGTGAAGTTCCTCGCCTACGGCCGCACGACCGACCCGGAGATCTTCACGCGTATCGAGGGATGCATCGCTCGCATCGCTCGTGGCCTCCCGCTGCCGGTCGAGAAGGTGCTCGGCCACATGCAGACCACGTTCGCGAACGCTGAGCAGATCGACATCGACGAGTTCGAGGACTACCTCGGCCCGCGCTCCGACATCCTCATGGACGCGCTCTTGTTCGCGTACTACCGGCCGCAGCTGCTCGACAACCCGACGACGAAGGGGTACGCCGACAAGATCGTGATCGGGTACGACCCGTCGGCGTTGATCGCACAGCCCGATCCCGGTGACAGCGCGGACTACGGGTTGGAGAAGGGCACCGTCAGCGCCGAGGCGTGGCGACGCGAGAAGGGGTGGACCGAGGACGACGCACCCGACGCGCTCGAACTGCTCGTGAGCGCAGGCCTGCGTCGGGGCATCCTGACCGCGGACCTGACGCTCGCACTGCTGAAGTTGATGGCCGACGCGCCACCGATCACGATCGAGACACCGGCCGAGGTGCCCGTCGACCAGGTGCCACCGCCAGACCAGCCCGTCGAGGAGCCCGCGCCCGCTCCCGCCGAGGAGCCCGCCGCGATCCTCGCCCGCATCCTCGCGTTGATGGCAGCGGCCGAACCCCCCGCCCTGCCCGCTGGGGCACCGCCAGGGGGCTCCCTTAGCCGCCCTACCGAGGGCGCCCCCCAGGGCCAAGGGGGAGCGTCGATCCTGGCCCAGGGAGCACTAGGGCCCGCCGTGGGCATAGCGGGCAGTGGCCGACGGACAGACGCGGGGAAACGGCTGGCAGCGATCGACCGTGATCTCCTCGCCCGGCTCATGGTCGCGTCGTCGGCCGCGATGGAGCGGGCGCTCGAACGGATCGGGAACGTGCTGCGGACGAAGGCGTCCGCGCACCGTGCGATCACGAGGGACGTGCCCCGCCGTGAGGTCGCGTCGGTGCTCGGCCGTGACGTGGTGACGGCCGCGGCGGGCGATCCAGACGACCTGTTCGACGACGCGTGGGACGATCTCGAACGGCAGTTCCTTCAGTGGGGTGAGACGGCCCAGCGGAAGGCGTTGAACATCGCGGCCGAGGTGACGAGCGGACTGACCTCACGTGAGCGTGACGCGCTCTCACTGCGCCAGGCCGACGACCTCGCGCAAGCCTGGTCGTGGATGAAAGAGTCACTGTCGGCTGTGGGCGCGCAGCGGCTGTTCAACCCGAACCCGACCGATCCCGGTATCGGTGAGTTCGACCCGAACGCGAAGGTGCCGACGGGTCTCGTGCGTCAGGCGATCCAGCGGGCGGGCGGCTCGACGGGGATCAGCACGGCCGAGGTGCCAGGCGGGCACTCGGTGTTCGTCGCGTTGACGGGCTCGGATGGCGCGCCTGACGGTGGGATCGGGACGGGTGTTCTGATGAACGAGGTTCTGGGCGACGGGGGGGCAGGGATCGAGGGGTACGTGTGGGTGTACGGCCCCGCACACCGGGCCCGCCCCTTCGACCCGCACGTGGACCTCGACGGCGTGGAGTTCGTGAACTTCGACGACGACGTGCTGGCTGTGAGCGGGTCGTTCCCCGAAACGGACTTCTACTTTCCCGGCGATCACGCTGGCTGCATCTGCGACTTCGAACCCGTGATCCTCGCGGCCGCTGACGTCTGAGCGTAGGCTCGCTGCTCATGCGCCGATGGAAGACCGTCAAGAACGGCGGCATCGTCTTCGAGAACGTGCAGACCGGCGATGGCCGTGTGTGGACCGATGGGGCCTGGTCGTGGGAGGACCCGGCCGATATCCCGTTGCAGTGGAACCCCGACGACAACTCGTCGCACGAGGGCACCCTGACGTTCGGCAACCTCGACCGCATCGAGCGCGTCGATAATCGCATCGAGGCTGAGGGCCCGTTCGACGACAGCCTTCCTCGCGCAGACGAGCTCGTCGCGAGGATGGAGCAGGGCCTCGCGTCTGGCGTGTCGGTCGTGTACGACGACGTGACGGTGGAGATCGTCGACACGACGGGTGGTGGCGATGACGAGGAGTCCGTCGTGATCATGGCGAGCGCGACGTTGCGCCTCGACCATGAGGGCACGCACATCATCAACGCGCCCGCCCATGTCGCTCGCCTCCTCGTGCGCAACGGTGGCGTGCAGGCCGCGGCTGGTGACCCGGCGCCCGAGGGCGGCGAGGTGCTGTTCGAGGACTCGTCGGACACGATCATCTACCGGTACACGCGGTCCCGACTCCGCGCGCTCACGTTGGTTGACGTGCCCGCGTTCGTCGACGCGCGGATCGAACTCGGTGGCGTGGACGAGGTGGCCCCGGCCGACGCCGAGCCTGTCATCGCGTCGGGGCACGCCTCGTTCCCGTTGCACCCGCCGCGTGAGTGGCTGTTCGTCCCCGAGCCTGACGACACGTCTGACTTGTGGGTGCTGCAACCCGACGGGCAGTCGTGGGCGGTGCCGCTCACCATCCTCGACAGCGGGCAGTTCTACGGGCACGCCTGCTACTTCGGTCAATGCCACATCGGCTACCTCGACGACTGTCTGAGCCCGCCGTTGTCGAGCGACGAGTTCCTTGCCCAGGCACGCGTCGTCGACGACATGGGCAAGGTGCAGGTCGAGGGCGCGTTGACGGGCGTGACCCGCGTCGACGACGACACCGACGTGCCGACCATGCCCGTCGTGCTGCACTCGGATCATCCCGACGCGTGGCTGTTCGCACCCAACGCGCAGGACGAGTACGCGCACACCGGCCTCGCCTGGGGTGACTGCCGCGTGACGCAGTCACCGATCGGCGTGTGGGTAGCGGGAGCGGTCCGTCCCGGTGTGACACCGGAGCAGCTGCGAGTGCTGCGCGCGTCTGCCCTGTCGGGGGACTGGCGGTCGGTGCCCACCTACTCGGGCGCGCAGTTCATCGCGGTGCTGACCGTGTCGCGTCCCGGTTTCCCGATCGCTCGGCACTCGCTCGCCGCGTCGGGGATCGCGTCGGTGCCCGTGGCTCGACCCTTCGTCGAGTACGACGACGACGGGCACGTGGTGCGGGCGTCGGCCCTCAACGTCGTCCACGCCGCGTGCCCCGAATGCGAGAAGCGCCAGCGCGGTACGTGGCTCAGCACCACCGTGGACACCACGACGCCCGAGGTGCTGCGCCTACTCCAGGTGTTGGAACGGCGCACCCGTCACATGATCCCCGAGGCTCAACGGGCCGCGCTCGACCGCCTCTCGCGCACCGCTCCGAGGGCGCCGCTGCCGCTCGACGACTGGCGAGCGTTGCACCGCGTCGACGTGTGAGAGCCCGCACTGTCCTCTGCGTCCTGACCGTCATCGTCGGCGTGGGGGTGTGTATCACTGGGCTCCTGCTCGCCTCGACGTGGGCCGCGTGCGTGGCGGTCGTGGTCGGCGCGCTGTGCATCACAGCGGGATGCCTCACGCTCGACTGGTGGGGCATCCGCGTACCACGCGTGCATCGGATGTCTAAGATCACCCGCCAATAGCCAGTCAGGCCGTCGACGTCCTAGCCGTCGACGCAGTCCTCGCCCTAGTTCGAGGCTCCGCACCACTGCGCTCACCATCACTCGTGAGACCTGAAGGAGCCAGACGTGACACTCGAGGAACTGCTCGCCCTGCTCGTCAACGTGGAGTCCATGTCGGATGCCGAGTTGGCTGACTACCTAGCCGACCTTCAGTCGGCCGCTCAATCCGAAGAGAACGTGGATCTCGTGGTCCAGGCTGCCGATGCTGCTGACGCGGTGCGCGCCGAGCAGACCCGCCGCGACGAGGCCGCCGCCGAGGCCCAGGCAAAGCGTGACGAGGCACTGGCCCGTCTGGCTGGTGACCCCGACCCCGATCCCGAGGCCGAGGAAGAGACGACCGACGAGACCGAGGAAGAGACGACCGACGAAGAGCCCGAGGCTGACGCCGAGGCTGAGGTCGAGGTCGAGGGCGAGGAAGTCGCTGAGCCCATCGCCGCGAGCGCACCGCCCGCGCGGGTGTCGCGTGTCGCAGCGCGTCGGCCCGACTCGACGCAGCCCCGCCGCCCGACGGGTGGCCTGCCCGCGACGTTCGAGGATTGGGGTCTCACCGCCTCAGCGAACGCGCCTGGCGTGCAGATGGGTGCTCGCATCCGTCGACCGGAGCAGTTGTGCGAGTTGCTGGAATCGGCGTGGCAGGCGACGCGTGGGTTCAACGGGCCGGGGATGCAGATGAAGTTGGCCCGTCGCGGGTGGAACTCGGCAGCCGAGATGTACGGCGAGGCACGCACGCTCAGCGACAACGCGAAGCAGAACGAGAAGAAGATCCGTGAGGTCGTGAACGCGCGGTCGCAGGCGTTCCAGTCGGTGCAGTCGACGGGCGGTATCTGCGCGCCGATCAACGTGTCGTACGACCTGCCGACCCTCGGTGATGACGGTCGCCCGTTCCGCGACCGTGCGCTCACCCGGTTCGGCGCCGAACGTGGTGGCGTCGCGACGATCCCTCCTCCCACGCTTGCCGATGTGGGTGGTTCGATCAGCGACTGGACCCACGCGAACGATCTGAGCCCGTCGTCACCGACAACGAAGCCGTGCCTGACGATCACGTGCCCCGACGAGGACGAAGACCTTGTCGACGCGATCGTGCGGTGCCTGAAGACCGGCAACTTCCGTGCGCGGTTCTTCCCCGAGCAGCTGGAAGCGTGGATGCGTCTCGCTGCTGTGCAGTGGGCGCGGCACGCCGAGATCAAGCACATCACCCGTGTCGGCACCGACTCGACGCAGGTGTCCGCTGGTCAGATTCTCGGCACGTCGAGGGACATCCTCACCACGCTCGACCGTGTGCTCGCAGCGCGGCGTTCGTACCACCGCGACTACTCGATCGGCTGGACGTACGCGGCGCCGTACTGGCTCCTCGACATGATCCGCACGGACGTCGCCCGCCAGATGCCGGTCGGCACGATGGACGAGACGATGGCCCTCGCTGAGTCGTCGGTGGCCCGCTGGTTCGCGGTGCGTGGCATCACCCCCGTGTGGCTCTACGACGGCGAGGTCGCTGACGGACAGATCTTCGGTCCGCAGGGCGACGGCCCCGCGCTCGGCTGGCCTGACCATGTGGTGCAGTACCTGTTCCCGACCGGCTCGTGGCTGTTCCTCGACGGGGGCACCCTCGACCTGGGCATCGTGCGCGACTCGACGCTCAACTCGACGAACGACTTCCAACTGTTCGCTGAGTCGTTCGAGGGCACGCACTTCCACGGTGATCCCGACACGACGATGCGTATCGAGTCCGATGTCTGCCCGGACGGGTCGGCGTCGGCGCTGATCGATATCAGCCCCTGCGTGGTGGGGTCGTAGTTCCACTGGTCGTGAGGGCTGGGCGCGCCCTTCGCCCGGTAGCCCAGCCCTCACCCCACAAGGAGAAGACGTATGGCGATCCACGAGCCCGTCGCAGCAGTACCAGCGAAGCCACCGAAGTACGGCATCTTCGCGTCGCTCGGTGGGGCGCAGGCGCTCAGCGACGGGCGGTGGGAGTTCGGGTTCAAGTTCCTGCCCGAGGGATGCGGCCTGTCGGGTGCGGTGGAGCTCGAGTGTGCGGGTACCACGCCCGAGGTCGACGGGCTCACTCAGCCGTCGGTGATCGAGGGCGACCCGTTCGTGGTGTTCAGCGAGGATCGGTGCTCGACGTTCGGCTGGCAGTCGCGTGACTGGCAGGGCAGGGCGAAGCGGCAGTTGATCGCGACGCGCTCCTATCAGATCGCGAAGGAGGTGTGGTCGGGGCTGATCACGACGACGGCGGGCCTGTCGAACATCCCGCTCACTGACCCGACCTCGACGACGGTGGGCACGGGTCCGATGGCGGCACGTCACGCGCTGGCGTGCGTGGAGGCCGCGCTGGGCCAGTGCTGCCAGGGGTGCGTCGGCCTGGTCCACATGACTCCGCAGATGCTGACCGAACTGGCCGCGTTCCCGAACGTCATCATGCTGGCTGGGGGTACGTGGGTGACCGCGAACGGCCACGTGGTGATCCCCGATGCGGGGTACGACGGCAGCGGCCCAGGCGGCACCCCAGCGGGCGCCACGCAGTGGATATACGGGACGTCGATGATGGGGCTGCGCTCGACGGACATCATCACGATCCCGGCGAGCGACGAGGACATGGGCGCGCAGATGGTCCGCGAGACCAACGACATGCTCGTCACCGCCTATCAGGTGGTCGGTGTGCAGTGGGACAACTGCTGCCACATCGCGGCCGAGGTCGACATCCCGGTGTGTGTGGTGGGGGGCAACTCGTGACGATCCTCGAAGAGGACTTCTCGTCGGCCTCGGGGTCACTCCGCTCGGACTACGACGCGGACTTCGGTGATGGCGGCGCGGGCCCAGGCGACGCGACGCAGTGGGTTCTGCACACCGTCGCTGACGGGAGCACCCACGCGTACGACTTCGTCGGCGGGTCGCACGAGACGGCGGTCACGCTCGGCCTCGCGTCGGGCGCCCTCGACCTCGTGGTCACCGACGCGGTCGCGGGCCAGGTCGTGCTCCTCGGGGAGACGATGCGCCAGAACATCGGCGGGTATCGGCCTCGCCACGACTTCAGCCTGCTGAAGAACGGCGTGCATCTGAAGTACGTCGGTGAGCCGATCGCTGTCGCGGCGGGGTTCAGCACGAGTGGCGGCGACTTCTCGCAGGTCGACGCGATCGGTGTGACCGCGCTGCTCGGTGACGCGTCCACCTCTGAGATCAGTGAGTGCTGGCAGCGGTACACGATCCAGGCTGGCGACATCAGCACCGATGGGACCGTGACCTTCCGCCCGGTGTTCCAGGGCACCGGCACGTTCGTGACCAACGACGCGAACTTCCCGTTCACCGTCTCGTCGATCTACCCGTTCAACCCATGACGAAGGAGTCCTGATGGCAGAGAACGCATGTCTTGCCCAGGCACACGCCTGCCGCGTGCGCCTCGCCGACCTCGACACCGATGGTGTGCCGTTGCCCGGTGCCGACAACCTGTACGTGAGCAACGCGCTCGTCATCATGTCGGTCAGCCCGAACTACACCGACGGTGACGAGGTCGAGGAGAAGAACGGGTGTGGCGACGTGCAGGTCTCCCTGAAGGGCGACCCGACGTTGAAGTGGTTCGACGTCACGCTCCGGTTCACGACGCCCGACCCGTACCTCGCGGCGATGCTCTCGCAGGGCTCGGTCCTGTCAGGGTTCGACGGTGCACGCGTCGGGTTCGCAGCTCCTCGTCTCGGCGTGATCAGCGGGAACGGCGTGAGCATCGAGTTGTGGGAGTGGCGCATCAACGCAGGCGACAAGGACTCCGACTCGCCGTACGCGTGGTGGGCATATCCGAAGGTGAAGAACCTGAAGTTGAACCCGTACGAGCACTCGCAAAACGCGCTGCTCCCCGAGTACGTCGGGCAGGCGTTCGAGAACCCGAACTGGTTCGACGGGCCCCTGAACGACTGGCCCGCGACGTCGTCATCGGCGTTCCAGTGGGTGCCGACCGACACCATCCCTGAGGCTGTCTGCGGTCCGCAGGCCCTCGTCGCTAGTTAGGAGAAAACAGAAGATGCAGATGATGCACACGACCGAACCCAGCGGCGACCTGCTCACCCGTGTTCTGCGCAAGCAGCCCGAGGTGGTCCGCGCATGGGAGCCCGTCATCAACGACCGTCGACGTGTCGACTTCGCTCTCGTCCGCGAGCACTCGATGCCGCGCCGTGGTGTGTCCGATGCGATCAACCGTTGGCGGGCCGCGAACGAGCAGAACCTCGAGCGTGGCCTGCACCGTGTGGCGCTCGCGGACATGCACGGCATCCCCACGCACTTCGGCGCGTTGTACGTCGCGAAGATCCACGCCTGCGGCGACGTCGAGGAGTTGGGCCTCGCGTCTCTGCGGGTGGTGACTGACGCTGGTGTCGCCGCGATCGCTGACTCTTTCGGGAACACCTTCGAGAACGAGACGCTCAACTTCCACGGCATGGGGACGGGCGGCACCGCGGAGGCGGCGTCGCAGACCGCTCTCGTGACCGAGTTGACGACGGAGTACAACCCAAACTCGACTCGGGCGACCGGGACCCAGACGACGCCGACGAACGTGTACCAGACGATCGGCACGAACACGATCGACTCGGGCACGCCAGCGATCACGGAGCACGGGATCTTCTCCCAGGCCGCGACTGGCGGCGGCACGATGCTCGACCGTTCGCTGTTCTCGGCGATCAACCTCGCGTCGGGTGACGGTATCCAGTTCACCTACCAGTTGACGTTCACGTCGGGCGGCTAGTTGCCCGGTGAGACCGAAGGCAGCCCGAGTGGTTGGACAGTCGACACGAGCCGAGCCGACATGCTCGGG